GACGAGCAGGAGTTTTGGTCGCTATGTGAATCACTGGCTCCACGTTCACTGGTTACCTCATTCACTCAACTACGAGCATACGCCGCCTGGAAATTTCCGCCAATCAGAGTGGAGTATGAAACTCCGGCGGGAATTAACATCGACACGTCTTGGGTGGTTGAACTCGATCGCTGGGTACAACACAATCTTGGACAAGACCAAACCGGAGGTTAGTGATCTTACCCGTCGCCTTATCCTCACGACCCCCACAAGGGGGGTTTCGGGGGCGCCCCCCCAAGGGGTCCCCTCCCCCCTCAGTTCGGAGGCTCGAGGGCGCTAATAAAGCATCGGAATGCTAACTTCGATATACAGAACGAAGAAAATCACTTGTGGTATACGGGCCTTCCCGAATGGGAAAAACCATTTGGGCCCGTAGCTTGGGAAAGCATGCTTACTTCGGAGGCCTCTTTAGTCTGGACGAAGACATTGATGGGGTTGAATACGCCGTCTTTGACGACTTCGGAGGAATCAAGTTCCTCCCGAGTTACAAATTCTGGCTAGGTCACCAGGCACAATTTTACGTCACGGACAAGTACAAAGGCAAGAAGTTGGTACACTGGGCTCGTCCCTCAATTTGGCTATCTAACTCCGACCCACGTGACGAGCTTGGCGTTGACACTGATTGGCTAAATGCCAACTGTGAATTCGTGTACCTAGATAGCCCCATAGTTTCCTAATTTACCGCTCGTGCCAGTAAAAACTGCCCTCGGGGCTAAACGTGTATGTCGTGAAGGGCGCCGTCGTTTGGGTATTCACAATACCCATGATATCAAGGATATACATATCCCCAATACCACGGAGACCTGCAGTGGAGAAGGGCTTATCGCCGACAACGTCGGACTCCATATCATCCTCGTAAGAAATGGTACGCCGAATAGGGTACCAAAGGTTATACAAGCGCCCTGCGCCCGTATTGTTGCCTGGCCGAATGACTCGTGTCCTGTCAGACATGACAGTCACGCGCCTAGTATCGACGGGGGCGGTGAGATCGTTGGCCCAATCAACATCCACTTGGCCCCTGAACACGTAGGCCTGCATTTCCTGCCGTGCATTAGAGGATCCTTCGAGTGGGCCGATGACACGCCGGCATCCACCCTCAGTAGTCTGATTGAATAACTGCGCCGGAATGTTTCCGGAGTCACTGGAATCCATGGCACCGCGCAGATCTTCTCCCTTTAGGTAAAACACAATACGACGCCACATGAAAGTGCCGCCGCCATCAACCACGATCTGTACCTTCTCCTTGTACCCGACCGCAAAAATGTCAGAAGCATTCCTGACGGCGGGGTTCGTAATAGAGGTACGCGACGTTCGAGCGTTGGGGATAAACAAGCAGGTAAGGGGGGAAGCCGCAGTGAAAGAGCCGGGAGTAACCACGACGCTCTCGGTAATAACCACCGGCAACATCGTATCAACCTTCTTGCGAGAGGTGACATTCAGTATGCGACGGCGGCTCATAGTTGTTCGTCTGCGGGTTGTCTTCCGACGACTGCGTCGAGTATTTCGACGACGTAATCTTGTAGTTCTGCGACTAGGGCGGCGAGCTTTGCGACTTCTTCGGTAAGACCGACGGGCCCGCGACATGTTGGGCAATGCTCAACAGTAGGAGTGGGGCTAGGGGGCTGTGCCGGACTAGCGTCTTGTCGCTGACAAATGCGGCAACAGTAATGGTTCGCGTGATCAGAAAAATGTAAACAAGTGGCGTCACAATCAGGGATATGACGAGCCATTCTGAAAAATACAGATGAGAGTTGATCACGTCCCAAGGGGGGGAGGGGAGGGGTACTTATAGTTTGACTGACCCGGGTCTGGGTCCGTCTGGGCATATAACATTAACTGCCCAGACTTGGACCCAAGCAAACTATGTGCAACGACGAACAATGCCTTCTTTTCGTTTCCAGGCAAGATACGCCTTGCTTACCTATCCTCAATGTGGACACCTCGATCCTTTTGCAGTGGTCGACCATCTTGCGGGACTTGGAGCTGAATGCATCATCGGCCGAGAGAATCACGCAGATGGGGGCATTCATTTGCACGCTTTTGTCGACTTCGGAGTCAAATATCGGTCCAGGAACCCCCGCGCATTCGATGTTAACGGATGCCACCCGAATGTATCGCCATCACGTGGAAAACCAGAAGAGGGGTATGATTATGCAATCAAAGATGGAGACGTTGTGGCTGGGGGACTCGAAAGACCTGGCGGAAGCAGAGTGGATGCAACTAGTGGCGTGTGGGCTGAGATCGTCAACGCAAGCGACGAGCAGGAGTTTTGGTCGCTATGTGAATCACTGGCTCCACGTTCACTGGTTACCTCATTCACTCAACTACGAGCATACGCCGCCTGGAAATTTCCGCCAATCAGAGTGGAGTATGAAA